CACCTCATAGATTACCTAACAACACCTTATGCAGAAGGTGGTCTTGGTGTTCATGACACTAGTCCAACTTACTATGCTTACTATAGTATAGTTAGAGATTGGAGAGACAACTTAGAGAGTGGATTTTAAGATGATTGAAGTAGGAAAAGAATATCATATCTACCCGAAGTTTAAAAAGTCTTACACTGAACGTGAAGTGTTTAAGAACAATGACAACGAAGATAGAGTAGTCATTGAAGCACTATGGAGAAGTGGTGCATATATCGTTAAGATTACTAATGAGGAAGAGAAGGAACAACTAGAAGCATATCTTTCAGAAGATGCAACTGGTGACATGGAGCCATGTGAGTTCGAAGAGAATGAATTTATAGAATCGTTTGACGAGTGTGGACGTGACTATTATATCCACCTTGCAGAAGGTAGTGAAGCAGACGAAGACGAAATGCAAGAACTACTTGAAGAAGAAGGACATGACTGGTTATTTGAAAACAACTATGACTCATGGGATTGTGAACACTTCTTTGGACTGCCTTTAATTGCAGACGAAGTCGACCCCGATAACAGATACAACACAAGGTTTTAATATGATATCAAGAAAAGAATTTACAGACCAAGTAGAGAAACTTCTACTTAGGAAAGGAACAGATGTAATGGGTGCAATAGTTAGAGTTTGTGAAAACAACAAACTAGAACCCGAGTCTGCAAAGAGGTTAATATCTCAACCTCTAAAAGAGAAACTAGAAGCAGAAGCAACTGGTCTCAATATGGTAAATAGAGGTACATCAACAAAAGGAACTATTAACAGGTTCTTTGAAAAATAGGTAAAATTATGAAAAAAGGTGATATAGTATCAGTGGTAGCAATGAGTGGAGAATATGTCGGGGAGTTTGTCTCTAACGACAATGGACTTACTATTGCAAACCCTAAGATGATTGTAAACTCTCCAAATGGTGGAATGGGTTTCTCTAAGGGTGTTGCTGTGACAGGAGAAGAGAATCCTCCATCAATGACATTCTCAACATATGTATTTGTAGTCCCATCAAGTGAGAAGATTGCAGAAGCACATACAAGTGCAGTTAAAGGTGAACCTTTAATTCAAGCACCAGCAGAAAAGAAAATCATTACTTAATGACAAGTCGTGAGGGATATGATGCATACACTCTTTATCTTGGGATAAAATTACATTTTTATTCTAAGGGTTATGACTTTGTAAAGTATAACGGAAAGGTAAAGAGTGACATCAACTCATTCCTCAAACGAAAAGACAAATACCATTTTGGTAAACTCTTTAAAACACATAAACAAGAACTACAAGATTTCTACATAGCAAACCTATCTTTAAAAGATAGTTGGGCAGGAGATTTGTTGGATGAAGAGTGTAATAAGATTTACAAGGAATGGAAGAAACGAAATCAGAAACTAGGATATATGTTTGAGACTGAAGTGTCTGATGTACTTTTAAAGAAATCAATCAACCAAGTGTTAGAAGTTAAGAAGGGACAGCACCCTATCCTACTCAAAAAGTTTTTGGGAAAAGAAATATCATTAGAAACAATGTGTATCATGGATGAGATAATAGGGTTCACTAAAGATTGGGAGAGACTCATATCAGAACATGTAGTGTATCCCGAAGTGCATATTAAGATTAATAAGTATAAGTCATTCCTCTCTTATGACCAAACAAAATACAAAAACAAATTATTAGAAATATGTCAGAAGTGACTATTCTTGGGAATGGCCCAAGCAGAAATGATATAGATGTCTCTACTATCACACATGAGGTATGGGGTTGTAATGCAATCTATCGTGACACTAAAGAATGTGATATCGTCTTTGCAGTTGACATGCCAGTACAAAAAGAAATAGTTGAATCTGAATACTATAGAACTAACATGGTTGCATTTGCAGATATAGACCCACTACCAATTGAAATGATTGATATGTTTCTTCCCACATTTAATAATGTAGATGTAAGTGTTAAAGAAGACGACACTCATTTCATTATACAGGGAGATGATGAGTCTACACAATTCTTAGGATTGATTAGACCCGAAACAATACTAACATACAATGACCCATTGTTAAAAAATTTATTTACAGGAATGTCTGCTTTAGGGTTTGCAATGCAGAACGGATATGATAAAATTAATCTTATCGGTTTTGATGCACTTGAATCAGATAGTTTTGAAAACATTTATGCAGGTAGTTCTAACTATATGCATAAATACAATACCGACTCTAATGTGTTAAATGCACAAAGGAGTCAGTTCATAGCACTTTTAAAGTATTATGAGAACTGTTCAGTATACTGGAAAAACCCTCTAGACATAGAGGATAAAATCTTGTATAATGAACTCTATTACTATGAAAATAGTGAAAGGTGGATTTTAGGTCAAGGTCTAGAATCCGAAATATAAAATGCGATATAATTGTACGATAAAATAGGAGAATACAATGTCAAGTAGTTTAGATAAACTAAGAGCTGCAATGGAAACAGCTTCACCAGCAGATGGTGCAAAAAAATCCTACACAGATGAAACAATGTGGAAACCCGAACTGGATAAAACTGGTAATGGTTATGCAGTGGTTCGTTTTTTACCTACTCCCGATGGAGAAGAGATGCCTTGGGTATCATACTTCGACCATGGATTCCAAGGGCCAGGTGGTTGGTATATTGAGAAGTCTTTAACGACTCTTAATAAACAAGACCCAGTGTCTGAATACAACACCCAGTTGTGGAATACAGGAATTGAGGCAAACAAAGAGATTGCACGTAAACAGAAAAGACGTTTACATTATGTGTCAAATGTCTATGTTGTTTCAGACCCTAAAAATCCCGACAACGAAGGTAAAGTATTTAAATATAGATACGGTAAAAAAATCTTTGAAGCACTCAAGGAAGCAATCTCACCTGCATTTGAAGATGAGAAAGCAATTAATCCTTTTGACTTAAGAGATGAAGGTGCAAACTTTAAAATTAAAATCAGAAAAGTTGATGGTTATTGGAACTACGACAAATCTGAATTTGATACAGTTGCACCATTATTTGATGATGAAGCAAAACTAAATTCAATATTTAGTCAAGTGCATTCATTGTCAGATGTTATTGCACCAAGTGAGTTTAAAACTTACGAGGAACTAAAAGAGAAACTTGAAAGAGTTCTCGGTAGTGCATCTACATCTACAGCAGAATCAGTATCACAAGATATGGAAGAAGTGCCATGGTCTAACGTGAACACTGAATCAGTTGCAGACGAACCAGTAGTCCCTACTGCAGAAACTTCAACCCCAAAGGAAGAAGATGATGCAATGGATTACTTTAAAAATCTAGCTAACGAAAATAGTTAATTAGATTGGGGTGTACCAATTCTTGATTATGAAAATAAGTGATAAAGTTGGTACATTCACTGAGACCGTGGAAAATAGAAGGGGGTACTCAGTAAGGGCAAGGTTGACGGCAAATAGAAGCGGGTCAATCGGTTAAGAACGGGAATGCTGTAAGGCGTGGGGTGACTTAACACTTTTTTTAAATAACAAATATAATATTATGCCAAGTGTAAAACCAAGACTAAATCCAAAGAATCGAAACTTAGAGGGGTTCGACCAACTACTTCGTAGATTCAAAAAAGAATGTGATAATGCAGGAATCGTCCAAGAGGTGAGAGATAGAAAATATCATGAGAAACCTAACGATACTAAAAATCAAAAGAACCAACAGTTAAAGAGAAGAAAGGAATTAGATGCAATCAAAAGAAATGCACCGACAAGACAAAGAAGAAGATAATGAAACAATGGCACGGAGGAAAAGGTTCCAAGAGAAGGAACTCAGACGATAAGACCTATGCAGATAATTGGGAGATAATCTTTGGCAAAAAGAAACCCGATGTTAAAGTAAGAAAAGAGACACCAAGTCATGGTGCATCAAAAGTCCATTCGGACAAAACAAAATACGATAGAAAAAAGATTACTAAGTTTGATATCCTAGAAGGGCCAAGTATTTAACCACCAGCACCTCTTGCTGCAGAAGGTTCACTATTTCTTGGATTGCCTGAAGGTGGTATAAATGTAGTACTTGATGATACAGTATCCCCACCCTTAATAACAGTGTTCATGTTTCCACCACTTTGTCTTGTGGCTTCATTTAACTCTACAGTACTATCTTCAATCTCTCCACCAGTATTAGGAGTCCTCATGGCATAGTCCATAGAAGACATGTATGACATAGAATCCTTATCCCATACTAGACCCTCCATACTTGCTTCCATTCGTTTAATAATATCGTTATTATATTGTTCACCTCTCATTTCAGATTCTATTGCTGAACGAGAATCATTTGTTAGGTTGTCAGTATCTAAAAGGTCTTGTAGCATTGTTTTTGTAAAACTACCAGTTAAAAGTGCATCCTTATCAATGGTGCCATCTTCGGGGTTATACCCAATACCTTTACCATCCGTTCCATCACCTTCCATGTATTTTAGTCGTTCTTGTTTAGACATCGGTTTGGATTCTTCACCTTTTGGTGCTAGGTCTTCATCACCTCCTCCAAATCCAAAGAATTTTAGAATCCTTCTTCCTAATCTTCCACCAAGGTCTTTTACTTTATCAATGGCTTTCTGAAAAGACTCCATAATCTTGTCACCCATATTACTAGCAAAGTCAGCTATCTTTGTGGCTATCTCCTTTACTTTAGTTGTAAAACCATTCCATTTTTCTTTTAAAAAATCCCAAGCAAGATATATTCCAAGTCCAAGAAGTGCAACTCCAGCTGCAATTATAAGGAACGGGGCTCCTAAACCTGCTATTGCAGTCACAAGTGAAACAACCATTGTTCTAAGTGCCATCAAAACACCCTTTAATATGGTTGATAGAATTTTAGTCAACCCTGTTACAATTGGAATCAAGACACTGTTTACCATGGTACCAACAGCTCTTATAAACAACTTGAATGGTGCAAGAATTACACTTTTCATTAAAGTGCCAAGTTTTTGGAACATGTTTTTAAGCACGACACTTAACATTTCAGCATCACCCGATAATAACGTGGAAAAGACAAGTTTAACACTTGTAAAGAATGCACCGAAAACTTGAACAGCTCTCAATAAATAAACACCAATAGCTTTAAACATATCACCAAATACACTTTTAAGTTTTTTCCCTATGCTTTCAGTAGTCTTTTGCATTCCTTCCTGCACTGCATCTTCAGTACCTTTGCCAAAGAAAAAATCAAGACCCTTTAAAGTTTCTGCTAAAGGAGCAGTAAATGCTAGTATACCCATAGTCACATCTTTAAATGCATTTGCATATTTTAATACATCATCAAAGACTGGTGCAATATCGACTAATCCACCAGTAAGTGTTTTAAGACCATTTGCAAACTTATTGAAAGACTCACTTTCTCCTGCTTGTTTTATAACATCTGTATACTCTTTGGTTGCAGACTCAAGATTATCTGAACTTTGACTAACAACTTCTTTATACTGGCCCTCTACTTCATTTCTTTGGCTTGATTGTTTTTTAATATTCTCATTAAGTTCTTTGTTAAGTTTTAGTCTTTTATTGTGGTTATTGGCATATTGGTCATTTAGTTTAATTTCTTCTCTAATTCGGTCTTCTTCCAACTTCATCTTTTTCAGAGTAGGGTCATTCTTAATAGCAATCTCTTGCATTTTGATATTTGCTTCATGTATTCTTTGTGCATCTTCGAGTCTTGTTTTATCAAAAGCCATTTCTGCTTTCTTCATTTTTCTACTTGCAAGAAATGAAGAGAACTCGGTCTTTTGTTCACTGATTTGTTTTGCAAGTTCTTTTTGTGCTTCTGTACCTAATGCTTTTCTATTTTCAATTAATTGTTTATTAGTTTTGTTTAGATTACTAACCAGTTTTTGAAGTTCTGTATCGACTGCCATTTATGTTTCCTATTTACCGAATGCTTTTCCTGCTTCTGATATACCGAATGCACCAAGTGTCACTACAACAAATGATGTGTAGATTGTTTCTGATACCTTTAAGTCCATGTCCCATACTAGTGCAGTGACTAAGTCAGTCATACCAAACACTACCATTAGGAAGAAAGAAATAAATCCAATGATTGCCTTTTCATTAAGGTCATTGTCATCTAAAAACAAATCCATAAACTTTCGTTTAGGTGGTTCGAGTCCACGTTTTGCTTTGATAGCATCTTCTTTCATCTCTTTGATGACATCTTCTTGTTCATCAAGTTTTTCGATAAGTGCCATATACTTATCTAAATCAATTTCGACCTCATTACTGGACTGGTCTTTATATTCCTTTTCGTCTGCCATTTTGTTATCCTCTAATATAAATTAAAAAATCACTTCATGCATTATGTACTATTTCTGTTTCTTCTGTCGTTCCTTTTCTTCCTCTAACCAATTAAGAAGGAGTTTGACATATACTTCTCTTTCCCAAGGCATCATGTTTTCGAGTTCTGTTAATGAATACTTGTGGTGTTGCATTAACTGAAAGTTCGTGTTATAATAATTAAACACGGACTCATGAGAAAGAGCTATTAAAAAAAACTCTGTAATCCCTCTAGTGTTCTCGTAGTCTCTTTACCACAAACTTCACAAGCTCCACTTGTTGTGTAAGTTAGTTTTGGTAGAGACTCAAACCAAATACTAAGTTGTTCTAGTTGTCCAAATGTCAAACTCTCAACAAACTCTAATAAATCTTTATCTGATGTCTCGTCTGCCATGTAGACATTCTCTTCATCAAATATCGAATCAATACATGCTGTTAGAATTTCTACCACGTCTGCATCTTCACCACTTCCTAAACTCTTTATGTTTTTAACAATAGGTGGTCTAAGTGTGACACCAACATTATCATTTATCATAACTTTGTTGTCTGCTGATTCACCTTTAGGTTCAATCTCATCTAGATTGATTTTAAGTGTAGCACTTCCTCCACAATCTGTATCACTACAAGATGTGTTTACTGTAGTTGTTTCACCAACTGATGCAGAACGAGTCTTGAGAAATAGATATTCTAAATCCATTACTGCAAGGTTATCTGCTAACACTTCACCAAACGTAACACTTTCTATAAGGTCTTTAATTGCATTGAAGATTTGTTTTTGGTCTTCACTCTCTTTTGCAATTGAAAGAATCTTTTGTTCTTTAACTAAGAAGGGTCTGTACTTAACTTCCCTTCCACTACTTGGCAACACACACCTATATGTGGGTGTTGTTTGGATTGGTAATCCCATAATTTACTCCATATTGTATTTAACCATTTCCACCAAAAAGGTTTGCTAACCTACCTAGTCTACTATCACTTCTTGTCAACCTATCTGCAAATTTCTGTGCAGTTTTGTTGTATCTTCCAAGTGTTCCTAGTGCATCGGCAAAACCTCTTAATGCTCTTCTTCCTTTATTTAGTGCAGACAACTTAGGTGCTGCTTTATATTCCGAAGTCCAATTCCTAAAACTTATAGTACATGAGAATTTCATAATCCCACTTTCACCTTGACTCATTTCTTGAGGTGCAAATGCAGATGGATATGCTTCATTTAATGTATATGTCAGTGCTTCTTTATCGTTATGTCTTAATTGTGCTATGTTAACTGTTCCCGAGTAGTCATCTAAGTATGCAAATATAGGATGGGTTGTAGTACCTTCTTGTAATCCTGCATTCTCATAGATAATACTATTCCATGATTCAATCAAAAATCTATCCTCAAATGACGAATCACATAAGAAGGTCAACTCTATAGTTCCACCATCTTCTAATATCTCTCCAGTCACCATATTACGTCTTACACCATATTCAGACCATGGATTGGTTGTTAATTGTCTGCCTGGCAATGAACAACTTTCTACTCGTATACCCTCTAAGGAGAAACCGAGTTTGGGACAATGAATATCAACAGAGAATCTATTGCTTCTTGCACCTTGGTCAAAGTTGAATTTGAATTTGTCTATTGATGTTCCCATTAAAATTGTTTCCTACTGTCTTTATAAACTGTTAACGTATTTGTACCCTTTCCAAATCTTGCACTTGGTAATTGTGAAACCAAACTCCAATGTATTGGTTGAACTCTTTCTAGTTGTCCGTCAATATGGGTTGTTAGGTATCTTTTTACACAAGGTTTCCCATACCTGAACCTCGATACTTTCCTGATTAAACCATACGATAATTTAAATCGTGTTTCACCATCCAATTCAGTATCACTAATTAGGGAGAAGAGTTCTTCCAATAGTATTGCCCTATACTTGGGTGCAATGTAATGTAAGTTCAACCCTATAAAACCATTGTTAGTAAAATCCATTGGAATCACTAAAGGAAATCTATCGTAATACGGTAGAACATCTTTATACAATGCATCATATACAAACATATACATGTGTCCTATGATATCATCCCTTACATTATCAGTTTCAGTTTCTTCTCTAAGTAAGTTTATGTTCTTTAACTTAGACCTACTCATCTTCTGAAGTGTTTTCTTAAACCATTCTATTCCTTCTTTAGAATTGGACTCTATGTCTGCAGGCTTAGATGATAATACGTCAGTAAAGATTCCCATACAATCTATTTATGTCTTTAGGTCAAATCGTCTTCAGTTAATATACGAAATTTATACTTTCTATCTTTGCAATATTGTTCTGCTGCTTTGAACTTTGCTTCATTGACTGCATAAGTGGTAATCTCATTTAGATACTTCTTAGTTTTTCTTTGTTGGGGTTTGGGTGGCATTGTCTGTCTTTTGGGTTTGACTTCGATTATCTCTCTCATAATCTTTCCCGTTGCACTTTTATACCTGATATAAAAATCAGGAAAGTATCTATGTACTCTTTTATCGAGTGGTGATACGTATGGAATCACATATTCTTCACTACTCCATTCTAAGATTGCTGGAGACTTATCACAATATATCATGAAGTTTCTTTCCCATGATGACCTGTAAAAGATTTTTGTAGAATCTCCTTTGTACTTTTTATAGTTCTTCGGTTTGAACCTACCCTTATGTTGCATAAATAGAAGTGTACATAATTAATTTAATACTATTTATAGAGATTCTCAATGGCATCTATCGACAAACTAATTTCAAAAATCAATAAGGCAAAGTCTGCAATTAATTCCTTCAAGGGTATTACAAGTAAATTTAGTAGCAGAAACTTTACCTCTGCATTGGACAAACTTGGAGAAAATGCAGAAAAGGCAAAACGACAATTAGAGAGTCGAAGAAAAACACTTGAAGCAAGTGTTGCAGGAAACAAAGCAAAATATAAATTAGACCATCCTGATGTCAACAGAGGATTAGAAGAGTTAAGGTATCCATTGAAAGATGACTTGGATAACTATATCGTTTTCTCAACAAGACTTAGAGCAAAACGAGAAGGAACTAATGCTCAAAATATATACGGTGATACTGGAGTAGAAATTGCATTGTATGTTCCTGATGGGTTATCATCAACATCACAAGTTTCTTTTAGTGGACAGGACTTTGGTTTTGGTTCTAGAACAATCAATGAGATAAGAGAAGCAGAAGGTTTCGGTGATGCAATTGGAGAAACAGGTGAAGCAATTAAAGCCATGGGTAATAAGGCACTAAATGCATTAGGAAATAAATTAACTGGTGGTATAGGAAACCTTAGAGATGGTAGAGCAGTCAATCCTATGCAAGAACAAACACTAGAAGGCATTTCATTTAGAAGTTTTGCATTTGAATACGAGTTCTGGCCGAAGAGTCAAGAAGAAGCAGACGAGATTAATAAAATCATGTATGCATTTAGAACTGCTATGTTGCCTGATACATTTGGTTCTAGTGATGAGAATGATGTGGAGAACTACTTTAACTATCCAAACATATTTGATGTAGAATTTGAAGGGCCGATACGAAATGTCTTAGATGGATTTTTACCTATGGTGTGTACCAAGTGTGATGTAGACCATTTCAATGGACAAAAGTTTGCAGTCTTTGAAGGTGGACAACCTATCT